ATTGATCACAAACTTAATGCATAACCTACTCCGCAAAAGATTGAAATTGGCCAACCTGTTAACATTCCTACTATCATTGTAAAACAGTGACCAAGGATCGAAAGATTGTGCAAACGCCACACCAGGCGCCCACGAAAATTCTCCGATCAAAATGGGCCTCTCTAAGAAAGAACCTAAAGTCGCATCAGAAGTATCAGCACATCCCCTAGTGGGATCATCAGTGCCGTCGACAGTATAATCGAACGCAGGATTAGCATCCATAAACTGCACGTTCTGGCTAGCTACATTCTGAGCACTACGACTTGTGGAAAAAGTTTCACTGGATTCTGGTTCCACTACCAGAACTCCAGGCGAGCCTACTATTACATCGGTGAAGGCGCGCTCGCTTGCACCTTCTCCGGGCGGGTGTACCCCCGCAAAGTCCACGGAATCTTGTCCGGGGCATAGACCAAAATTGTATTCATGCATGGTCCCTAGCACTGTAATAAAACACTTGTCAGCAAATAAATACCTCCCGCTATTCTCTATCGTAAGGAGGGGCTTGGATCGCTAATCCCAATATAACATACAATAATGTACACAACGACACCAGTTTTAGGCCTTGGAGGGCCGTGCTAATTACAACTCGAATAATTCGATATCGGACAGCGTCAGCTCGCTATTGGCCCGATTAAGAAAGTGATAGTACTTGTCGCTCACTGCTTGTTTCCAAGAGGAAAATGAATCCTCCTTAAAGCGTGACCTCAAGCACGATCTGAATACCGTAGCGGAATTCTTCTTAGGCTTCGTCTCAACACTAAAAGCTTCAACGAAAGCCCATAATCTGGCAGAGTGTGTTTCATAAATACACTCCCCATGTTGCACCAACTCATGTAAGGCTGACTTTACAAGTCCAGCATAATGATCGTTGATGTCAACTTTCTTGAAATCACCCCACACAAAAGGCTTGAATATGGAATCCATTGCCAAAGGTGCTAAGCACATCACAACTTCTCCTGTCTGCTTATGAGCATACAAGTTGAACTTGCGTTTCAAGAACCCAAAATCCTGGGCATATTCGGTGACAGTGTCACCCTTATCAGATCCCGTAATCACATAACCAAGCTGCTTACCATAATATATGGTGGCAGGCTGTGTAATATTGGAACCTTTATCCACCCTGAGAACAACGTCGTCCCCATAAGTGACGATACTCCTCAAGCTAAACTCCATATCACCGACGGTCATTGATGAATAATCTCGGGGATAGTCCATCATGTACTTACCATGAATAGTATCAAACTTAATCATAGCGTGTATCTGACAATTAATGAGCATATTGGCAACACAATTGATCATGGTTGTCAAAGGATTGCCTGAGGTATTCACCCCAGCCATCTTGACTATAGTACCCAGCATAAC